GATACAACGAACCCAAGCTCAAGATTATGGGTATCGAAGCAGTCAAATCATCTACTCCACAAGTATGTCGGGATAAGATTAAAGACGCTCTCAAGATCATTATGAACGAGGATAGCAAAGTGCTAAATACATTCATACAAGACTTTCGGAGTGACTTTATGAACCTAGAACCAGAATATATTGCGTATCCAAGAAGCGTGAATGGACTTGAGAAGTTCTCATCATCTAATGGTATGTTTGCAAAGGGCGCTCCTATACATTGTAAGGGTGCGATACTATACAATCACCTACTCAAACAGAACAAACTGACAAACAAATACCCCCTGATACAAGAGGGTGATAAGATTAAGTTTGTGCATCTGCGTCAGCCCAACGTGTATACCTCAAGTGCATTTTCTTTCATCACTTCTTTTCCGAAAGAACTTGACTTGAAGGACAGAATAGACTATGATACACAATTCACCAAGTCTTTTGTTGAACCATTGAAGTTCATATCAGAGAAGATAGGGTGGTGGATAGACGGCAGTTATGGAACACAAGGAACTTTAGATGGATTTTTTTAATTATGAGATACTATAGATACACGCTTGATGAGCTAAAACAATCATCAGACAGAAAATTATTCAATTATATATCATTCTTCGCAGGGGGTGGTGGTTCTTCCGCTGGATACAAACTTGCGGGCGGTGATTGTAAGTTTGTCAATGAGTTTCAACAGGTCGCGGTGAATACCTATCTGGAGAACTGGCCCAACACACCACATATTTGTGGTGATATCAAACAGGTGACTGGGGCCAGGATCATGGAGATGACAGGACTGAAGGTAGGAGAGCTGGATATACTAGACGGCAGCCCACCTTGTCCGCCGTTCTCTATGAGCGGGACTAAGCAGAAGGGTTGGAACAAAGAAAAGACTGCGTATGGTATGAAACAGAAGAACATTGAAGACCTGACATGGGAACAGATACGCATTGCGGGCGAAATGCAACCCAAAGTTATCGTGTGTGAGAACGTCAAGGGTCTGACGATGGACTATGCGAGAGAACATCTATCCAAGATGGTACGAGACTTCGAAGCGCTCGGATACACCACAGTATACAAGGTACTGAATGGTATTCATTACGGTGTACCACAGAAACGACAACGAGTGTTTATCATATCCATACGAAACGATGTGATGGAAAAGATTGATATGCCGTGGATGTTGGCAAGTTCAATCTATCCAGAACCAAGAATAGAAGAAGAGCCTACCATAGAACAAGCGATAGGTGATTTACGAAATGATGACGAGAACATGATAGAAGCTATTGAGTTGTGTAGGATTATGAGGAAGGGTGCGAAATACAAGTGGTTGAAGAGATTACCCAAGAACCCTGAGAAAGTAGTATCAGTGGGTGATGATGTGGTTCGGCCGTGGTATGATAAGGTGATTAAACATCGTGCAAAGTGGGGTAAGGAACTACCCGAGCCAAAGAACTCATTCTTTCAATCCAGACGAGTGCCGTGGCATCAAGCATCGCATACGTTATCCGAACAGGGATTGCAGACAAGTCTTGCGGTACATCTACACGCATCAGAGGATAGGGTATTCACCACAAAGGAATCCAAACGACTGATGACACTACCAGAAGATTATATTCTGACAGGCACATTAAACGAGAAGCTTGCTAGAATCGGTCTGATGGTCGCACCTATGTGTATGAAGTATGTCGCAGACAGTATCTATGAGAACATATTGCAACCCTATAAAAAGAAAGAGTTCGACGATGCAGCTGCAGACTACAGTCTGAATGGCATGAATTACCCATAATGAATATAACGACAGTAAAACGACTAGTATACCTATGGTTTGTCATAGGTCTAATCGCGGTAATAATATATACTGCACGTTTATATGTTACATCTCCATTACCAAGAGACTTTTGGATTGCAAACTTTAACATAATGAGCAAAGAATGAAGAAATATAATGAAAAGGTAGGGGAAGTAAGCAGCCTATCTCGAAAAGAAACCAAGAAGAACAAGCAGAATTCCAATAAGAAGATAAGAAGTGAGGGGTTCAGAGAACATAAAAGAGAGTGGACAGATATCTTTCTAGTAGAGGATAGCACCAAATGAACAATCCTTGGTATGTGTGGATGATGTTAGGTGGGACGTTCATGTTCATAGCATGGGCAATATGGATGAAAACGAATGGATACACCATAGGATGACCGCATTATGGTATAAGTGGTATATACACCTGAGAGAAGAAGGTGGTTATAGTATCAGCACTGCACTTGTTGCAGGATGGTGGAACGCAATTCTAAATGACCTGTATTGGACAGAAGGCCCAAAGAAATGGGTTGACAATAGACCAGAAAGGTACTATAGAGGATGATTGTATATGATTTATGGGGCGAAGAGGTCATAACACAGACAAGAATGTGTATACATTGTAAGGAAGTAAAGCATGAGAATGAGTATGGCATAAGGTCATACACACGAACAGGAGTTAAAGCAGAGAGAAGGAACGACTGTAATACATGTAGAAATAAAGAGACAAATATAAGGAACAGATTAAAGAAACAACACCCTAGACCTACTAATGAAGACTATGCATGCCCTAGATGTAATAGGACAAAGGATGACTTCATAGAAGAGGGTAGATTCGTACATACTAAAAAGAAATCAGTATTTGTACTAGACCATGACCATAAGACAGGACAATTCAGAGGATGGATATGTGATTATTGCAACACCATATGTGCAAGAGCAGCTGATGACCCATCTATATTAGAGTCAAATGCAAGAGCATTGAGAGCATATCAAAAATGATTGATAAAGACCATATAATAGCTAATCTTCGTCAAGTGTATGACCCAGAGATTAGTATCAACGTATATGATTTAGGACTGATATACGATATAACCATATGTGAAGCAGAGTATAGTGTAAATATCACTCACACATTAACATCTGCATTCTGCCCATTCGCTGATGAGATTGTCAGTAGTATAAAACAAGCAGGAATGGTAGAAGGTATACTAGAGGTCAATGTTATTACTACATTTGACCCCCCATTCACGATAGACAGTGTATCAGAAGAAGCAAAATTAATGATGGGATGGTAGGCTTGCGGAAAGAATGACTAGCATATAGGGAAATAGTAGTGATTTCCTCTAGCATTTAAAAAGGCTGAAATAAACATATAAGAGATGTGATTAAAGTCTGCGGCACAACGAATTCTCAGAGACACACACACAGAGAATATATCGGAGAACGGCCCCATTATACCATAGAACACACACAATGTCAAGGCTTTTATTTAGCTTTTAATTGGCGAAAGGGCCTTGACAAGTGCTGCTCACCATGTTATTATAGCTATGTAAGATCGGATAAGGGAACAGATGAATAAAAGACTATACATTAACGATAAGGTAATCACCAAGTACGGAGAAGCTCGTATTGAATGTATTGACTTGTTTGAGGCATATGCGTTCGAAGGTGATTCAATTAGAGTCAAGTCTATATGGAGTAATCTGCGTGACAGATGCATCTTTAATCTAGACAACAATCACTGGGTCTACGGAGCTCAGATAGAGGACACATGATAGCCACTACTATAATGATACTGCTGCTAGGGTGGGGAACATACAAGCTCCTTACGTCACCTATACAAACAATGAAGCTTATATTCAAAGCAGCTGTGATATTTGTGTTAGGGTTTATAGCATGGTTTGGAATATTTTGGCTATTAATGCCTTGACAAACCCTGATGAATGTAGTATACTAGCTATATAAGATGAGAAAAGAGAGAGACTTCTGGAGTGGGATCATCCCACTAGACCATGCGGTACTGCTAGTCTCTCTCCCACTAAAGGAATTAGTCGTATGACTTAAACAGTTTGAGAGGAAACCATTAAGGTTGGTTGGCCCACAGTGAAAGTTCCAGCTATATTATGGTGTGGGGGTAAGTTGGTTTCCTCTCAATTTGAACTCGGAGAAGCAGCTGTTACAGGTGACTATGCCTGAAGACGACCCTGCTTCTGCCGATACTCTCTCACTCAGGAGAACGGGCCGACTGACGAGTTGACGGTCTCTGGTATGGGTGAGGGGGGAGCTTATTTGGAGAAGGGGGGCTTAGAAACTGGAATGGCTTTACTAAACTATAAATGCAATAAGGTGTCTAAGCAATATTTTTCAACGGTGAAAGGTTTGAGTTAGTTCTCTTCCTTTCTGTCTGCCCTTAGCTCAGTGGATAGAGCAACGGACTTCTAATCCGTAGGTCATAGGTTCGAATCCTATAGGGCAGGCCACCCCCCTAAAACTGAGCGCCATTCGCTTGCACTTCCCTGTATAAATATAGAGAGAATACATAATGAAAGTACTGAAAGAAATAACCAAGTGGGATTCCCCCAACCAACCCAACCACACTTACATTCTTAATGATAAGTCACGATTGATTGGGTACATACCGTCCTCTGCATCCCCACAACCATTCTGGTTCAAACAGCCCATGAGTTTCTATAAGTCTCGCAGACAATTCGTAGAACAACCTCAGCTCGAAAAGGCGTTATCGCAATGAAGTGGGGTTGGGTAACACGCGAAGGAGACAAGCAAGCTTCATTGCGTATCGGCGAGGGTGTGTTTGAAGGAGTCGTCTACCAATACGGCAAGGTATCTCTACCCGAAGAAAATGAAATGAATTTGAAAGGGGACTTGCCTTTTCGGTTTGAGTATACTATACTAGATAATGCGAATATCAATAGAGAAGAATTTGGAGATAAATTCTTTACAATCATTGGTGATATACTTGTGAATATTATTGATGAACAATTACAGGAAGATAACCTTGAGTACAGATCAGTCGATTGAGAGAACTACACTTGCAGAGCTTGTCGCAAATGAACCATACGCCCGTAAGGTATTACCATTCATAAAGGGTGAATACTTTGCAGATAGAACAGAACGAATAGTATTCGAAGAAATACAGAAGTTCGTAGAGAAGTATAACGCACTCCCC